GCCGGTGCGGTCGGGGTCGTGCTGGGCCAACTTTCTCAGCACTACCTGCTCTGATCGGGGCTCGGCGTACGTGAGGACGGCGGTGTCCATGTAGCGCTCGGCGTGGTCCTTCCACTGGGGCACGTCAGGCTGCAAAATGTCAAACATGACGCACATCTCATCACGCGGGCAGGCCTCCATGCGGGCCCGGTTGGTCTCCAGCGTCCCGGGGTGGATGCGCTTGGCGACGCCAGCGGCCCACGTGGCGCGGTCAGTCGCCCGGTGGCGCGGCGGGTTGACGTGCCGTCCTTCGACGAACTGCCTCGTCTGCATGCCTCGGAACACGCGCTCCCGGGACTCGGCGTCGCGGGGAGCGACTTCCGGGTCGATGGCGTCGTAGACGAGCCCGTCGGCAGCCGGCCCCTCCGCGGGCTCGGCATCGGTCGGGGCGAGATCGACGGGGTCGACGTGATGCGCGGTTGGGACATGCTGGGAGAAGGTCCGCCAATCTGCGCTGAACCCCACGGGCTGCATGTCGAACACAGGCATGGCACGCAATAGATGTTTTGCGAACGCGCGACGGGTCAGGTCAGTCGGGACCGCGGTGGTGGCCTGGCGCATGCGCATGTCGTAGAGGATGCTGTTGAGGATGTCGGAGGCCGTCGGGGCAACGAGGGCCGAGGAGCCGGCCTCGACCGCGGACCCGTGGAGGTAGGTGCCGACGGTACTGCGCGTGAGGGCCACGTAGACGCTGGCGTCAGTGGTTCCCCCTGCAAGCCCGGTGAAGTCGACCTCGACGTCCGTGGTCAGGGTCTCGCCTTGCGCCGAGCCGTAGGTCCGGGCATCTTCGCCACCGCCACGAAGGACGTTGACGTACCGCGGGGAGGCAGTCAACACTGGGTACCCGGTGGGCTGGGTGGTGAACGTCAGGTGTCCGGGCGCGGGGTTCGTGGTGTGGAGGCCGAGGAGGGAGGCGGTGAGCCGGGGGATCCGGTGGCTGATGGTGGCGTACTTGGTCGCGTAGGGCAGGAAACTCTCGAGAGCGTTGGGCAGGTACTCGCTTTGGCCGCCCGGGAGCGGGGTGTAGTCGGAGCCTTGGGCGGGGTCGCCGTTGACCACGATCCACGTGACGCCGGGGTTGGTGGCCAGGACGTAGTCGATGGTGCCGCCCCACATCTTCCCAGCGTCGTCCCAGATCAGTCCGCCGGAAGACGGCTGACTCGTGACGGTTTCGAT